AGGTCGGTCGGCTTGACGGTTGGATGGCTAGCTGGGCTTCCGGCGTTTCCGCTTATTGACAGTCGCGTTGGCGATTGCACACGCTCGACACCACGGGCTGATACCGTCCACTCGCTTGTAATAGTCAGAGACGGGGTGCCACACGCCGCACTTTCGGCATGGTTTCCACCACGATCCGTCTCGCAACTCGCAACCACTGTGCATCCGCTTGTGTTCAAGCGGACTAACCAGCTCAAGGTTCTTGATTCGGTTATCAAGCTTGTCGCCGTTGATATGGTGGACTTGCTGACCAGAAGGAACGGGGCCGTTGATGGACTCCCAAACAACAACGTGTTCCATGCGCAAACGTCGTTGCACGGGGCACCAGACACGGCGATAACCCTTGGGGGTGATTGTGCCGTATCCACCCGGAGCAGCGCTTTTTGGTCCGCGTTTTCCCATGATG